ACATCATAAAACGAGGAAGAAGTTTGTATTCTAGAATTCTAGAAAAAGCTAACTGCATTTAAAAAACTCCCTTAAAACTAATCCCCGCTAACGCCGCACCACCGCCTCGGCTAACTTGGCCTGAACCCGCTTGGCCGCGAGTCGCATTTAACCGAGCAGCATTTTCGCCAGACTTAGGCGAACCCTTAGAACGCTTAACTCTACCTTTAACATTCGCTTTAGCAACATCTGCCGCTTCTTGTTGCAGATCTTTGTCTGTGATTTTTTCACCTGTTTTGCTATCGTACATCGCTTCAGGATCATAATCCTCCGGCATATCTTCTATAGCCATCTGTAATGCTTTTTCAATACCCTTTGCACCAACAGAACCTTTTTCGTAACTTTTCATTTTAGCCATATTACTATCCTCTACTCTGTGCGTTAAGTCTCATTTGAGCAATATCTTCAGAAGAATCTATTCTCTCTTGGGCTACCGCATTACTCTGTTGTTGGCGAAGTCTATCCAACTCAAGTTTTTGTTGATCCATTTGCTGGTCTGAAACAATCTCTTGTTGTTTCAACGCTAACTCTTGTTTCTTAATTTCAACCAACGGATCATCTGGCGGGGCAGGGGGCAACTGTTTCTGATACTCAGAAATTAGTTGAGCCTGTATCTTAGCAATCATATTAGCATGTTCTTCAGGGGGCTGTTGAGCTTGTTGCGGCTGTTGCTGCATTTGCTGTTGATGAATCACTGTAGCTTTCATACCCAAATGGTCGTAGATATGTTTTTCTAAAACCAACAACACAGGGGGCTGCATCTTAGCAACTTGGCTTTTCATATAAGCAGAATGAACCATAATATGACTATCGTGATCTTGCTCAGGGAACGCCTGTAATTTACCTTGGCCTCCTGCCACAGAACTAGCTTGTTGGTTTTCACCAGCAGGGTCTGTAGGATCTTGTTTAGGCTCTGCTTTTAATATTTGTTCAATATTATTAACACCTAAAGCCAAATAAACTCGTTGATAAGCCTCATGCAAATTATGCAATTCAGGGGCTGCTTGAGCCAATTTTAACTGTTCTTGGGCCATAACTACCCGTTGCGACATACTAAAAATGTTAGGATCGCTAATTGGTAAAATATCTACCCTGCCATCGAAGTCCTGCGACTTAATTTGCGCATCTACACCCACATCATAAGGATAAGGCCGTGGATCCTCTGCAAATAAACGCCCCAACATCTTTAATTCTAATTTTAAAGAAGCATGTAACCGCTTATGAACAGCACTCACAATACGACTGCCCCGTTCTAACAACGCAATCGTAGTTCCTACAGGCATTTCTTGCTTACCATCGCCAATACCTAAATCTGTATTGCCAATAAACCGATTTGCCGCCTCAACAACAAACCCCATAAGCTGAAATAACGTATTACTCGGCTCTTTATACGGTAAAGCCATTAAAGAAGCTTTTATATCGCCTCCCGGAACATCAACATCTCGGAATTCTCCAGGTTGCAACGGAGTTCCATCATCAGCAATACGCAAACCACGCGCTTTAAATCCGGCTGGCATATTCGCAAGCGTTCCAGCATCGATCAACTGCCGTAAAGTAGAAGTAGCCGTGCGCGATAAATTCCCCAGTAAATGAATTAAACCAAATCCGTAGAAACCAAGTCCAGGAGTAAACTTATATTGCACAAAATGCGGTATCTTACTCTTCTGTGGGTCATTCTCACGGTAATTACGCCGAATACTCAACACATCACTCGTATTTTTGCAAACAGTCACAATATACGGCAACTTAATACCCGTTTCCTCACCATCTTCTCGTGTATCGGGGAACTCAGGCAAATCTAAATAACAATGGCACTCATACAAAGTAAACATTTCATCTGTATCATTAGGGGATTTACCCTCTAATTTATCATAAGCATCGATAACCTCGCTAGATTCATCACTTGTAGAACCCTTCATATCGATATCTGAATAAAATCCCCCCACCTGCAATTTGCGAAGTTCATTTTGTGACATTTGTATAGAATGCGTAACTCGCTCCGCTGTACGCAAATCAGTCGCCGTATACGGCACAATCACTTCTTCAGCAGGAATAAACTTACTTACAGGCCGACCCAACGAATCATCATGGTACAACTTCTTAAACGCACTACCCGCCAAACCAAGATAATATAACATCTGGTCGAACTCTGGCTCATACTCTTCCATCTCATACATGATTTGGTAATTCATATAATCCTGCACACGCTGGGCTTGCTGCTCTACCTCCGGTGTAGGAGTACCAACAATATTACCACGCACAGGGCCAGTGCTCGGCAACAACTCTTTATAAGCACCCGCCTGAAATTGCGTTACAGCTTCATTCAATACAGGGTGCACAACACCAGTTGCACCCTCAAACGGCTCAGAACGGTCTTCGTACCGCATACCAAGCAACTTCAAACCCTTTACATACGTATCGCGCCAGTCGGAACGGGAACTCTCATCGTTTTCGACACTATCCAACACATATATAGAAACACCCGCTAATTCATCATCATCTATAACATCCGCTAAATTGCCAAAAAATTCTACATCTGTTGCAACCTCCGCTGTTTCGCCAAAAACAACATCCGCCCCACCCTCATCATCCTCGATAACTTCCAAATTTAAAAATTCATCTTCTTGCGCGGCTAACTCATCTTCAGCCACACTAAACGTATCCATAGGGGCTTGAAGTAACGAACGATCAATATTCGTTGGGCGGGATTCCATTGCCATCAGTAATAATTCCTTCTTCTAGGGGCCGACTCAACTTCTTCATAATCCTCTGGGTGCTGAATAAAACCACCCTCTCTAAATCTTCTCAAAGCCTGAGTCACAGTATCCACATAATCATCATGCTCACCAGCAGGAAAAGCAGCACACTCCTCAACAACTTCCTCTGCCCATCGGGTATCTGGTGCCCATACTAACCCACTTTCAAAGATTGGCGCAATTGAATTCAATCGAGTAAATTTATCATTTCCTCTACTCGGGCTGTAATTCGTCACAGGAATACCCATAGTTCGCAACTCCTGCGTTAAGGGCATCCCACTAGCCTTAGCCTCTATCAACACACACTCCGGATCCCAATACTTATACTCCTCCAATGCTATACGGCGCAACTCAGGAAAATCCCATCTACCTCTACGGGCATCCATCAATATCACATTCGGGGGCGCACCATCATACTCATAAAAAACACCCCACGTTGTTATAGCACTGTAATCAGCAGTCTCACTTTTACTAAACGCCGTATCATAAGACTGCATAACATACTCAATAGCAGGTAACTCCTTCGGCTCCCACTTACGCCACCAATCACGCTTCAATAACGCAGACTGCTCACTTGTCGGGTTCTGCTGCCACTGCGCCTCCCACTTACCTACACTCAAACTACCCTTAACAGCTAATAAATCTTCTTTTTTCCAAAACTCAGGCCAAACAGGCTCATCAGTCTCCGGCATCAAAGCAGGAAACTCAACAACCTCCCACTTATCCGCTAACACATCGCGTCCCTGCTGGCGTAACAACTTACCAGTTAAATCATTATCTGCCCATCGGGTCATAATAATAACAATCGTACCTCCAGGTTGTAAACGCTGGCGGGGTCCAGATGTATACCACTCATAAGCATGCTCCAAAGCAGTAGGACTCAACGCATCCTGCTCACTATGGGGGTCATCAATAATTAATAAATCCGCACCTCGGCCAGTCACAGCACCGCCTACACCCGCAGCAAAATACTCTCCACCCAAACTCGTCTCCCAACGTCCAGCAGCCTGACTATCCGCGCGTAACTCTACTCCCTCAAAAATCTTAGTATACTCCCCAGAATTCATCAAATTCCGCACCTTACGTCCAAATCTATAAGCCAACTCCGCAGTATGCGTAGTCTGCATTATCTTAGCTCGGGGGTTTCTGCCCATCCACCAACTCGGTAACAAATAACTGCCAAACTCACTCTTCGTATGGCGCGGCGGCATATTCACAATTAAACGCTTCAACTCTCCCGTAGCCAAACGGTTAAACTTCTCAGCCATTATCTTATGGTGGCGTCCATTAATAAACTCAGGCCAAACAGTCTTCGCATACGTCATAAAATCTTCTTTACCAGCAGCAGACATCTTCATCTCAGCAGCTCGCTCCATCAAATGGGCATAACGCTTCAACTTATCATCAGGCAAACCAATCAAATCCACAAAACATCCTAACTCAAAAACAATATCAATAATTATTTCTACATCGAATAATTTTCGAACACAACGCAATCAAACAAAAACATCAATAAAAGGGGTCAACGAATCATCAATCAATGATTATTAATCACAGACCACGAAAAATGGACCAAACATAGTTTACTGACGCAAACTATGGGAAGAGATCTCACAGGGGGGGTGTAGGGGGTGGGGGGGTCATGCTGCATTGCGGCGTGAATTGCTGCACCTGCATTGCGGCGGCTGCATTGCGGCGGTGCAGCATTTACGCTGCACCGCCGCTAACTTTTAAGTTGTAGGCGGTGCTGTAACTACAAGTTGTACAAACGGCGTGCCCCATGTTGGCGCGCTGGCAGTGTAACCACCGTTTAACAATGCCAATAAGCAAATCGGCTTTGCTTTGCTTTGCCCACCTTTATGCTTTGCACCTTTATTAAGTGCGGCAAACAATGTTGGGCCGCTTAACATATGGTTTTGTATTTGTGCACGTACACCGTTGGGCTTGCCATTGTAACCAAACGGTACAGGCTGCAAAGGTGCAGCAGCAACATTTGCAAGTGGTACAATTTTTACATTGTGGGTGTTGCCACCTGCATGTTTGTTTATAAAGCTAGTTAATGCCGCCCAATTGTGCGTACCATTAACAATTAGTGGGCCTTGCAATGTTGGTTGCGTTGGGCCTTGTGTAGTAGTTTTTACCATTTTAGTTTACCCTTTTAAGTTGTATGGCCCCAAAGCGGTAGCCATAAATTACTATTGCACGTTTTTGGTCAATAACGCAATACTTTTTTTACCTTTTTTATAAATTAATTTACGAGCAGCTCTCCGCTGCATTGCAGCGCAACTTGCTGCGGTGCAGCTCAAAATGCTGCGGTGCGGCAAAAACCTACCGTTGAACAGTTTTACCTACCGTTGAACAGTTTTACCTACCGTTGAACAGTTTTACCTACCGTTGGTAAGTTTCGCACACCGTTGATAAGTTTTACCTACCGTTGGTAAGTTTTACCTACCGTTGGTAAGTTTTACCTACCGTTGGTAAGTTTTACCTACCGTTGGTAAGTTTTAC